GAGTCAATAGGGATATTTCTATAACATACGTCATCAGATATAGGTCCTGTTTTAAGCAGGGCAAATATAGAGTCTTCTGCTGGAGAAAGTTTAACACTCTTAATTTGTTCATTTTCTACATCATGATCTTGTACATACAATTGAATCATTGCATAGTGTATGATTTTTAAAAGATCTTTTTTATTATATCCATCTTTCTTACCATAACGCTTTGCGTACTTCATTATATTACCAATGCAGAATCCTGTACCATGTCCCGCATCAATAATCATATCAGTTGCTTGATACTTACCGCTGTAGTGCTGAGTATATGTAGAATCTATATATGATTTTATTTCTTGCAACGCACTATCTTCATTATATTTGTAATCAATCATCAAAAAAACCTTTCTAGTGTTGAGGTAGTTTCATCCATAATTTTATGTGTCTTATTTTGATTATACTGAAAAATATGTGTACTGTCAATCATTTCTCTATTGCCCAATAGATACTCACGTATCTCAGTTGCCATGTCTACTGCGGTTTGAACTGGAACATTTTGGCAAATGTGATTAACGGATCTCTTAGCATTCAATAATTCAAAGTCTTCTGGCATACCCATAATTGACATCGCTTCTCTATAAGTTATGAATCTATCTTCATGGGGATGTGTTAGTGTTAGAGGATAGTGACTTACAAAAGCCCCGATATAACCTTTAGGAACAGTTGTTCCTCTTTGCATTATGTTCTTTCCATCGTTCAACTTATCAAACTTGTACATGCATTTTTTAATTTCTTTTTCGTAACCTCTGTTATTCATCCAATCGCCGATTTGCTTATAGTTGTATCCCATCTTTTGAGCATAGATTGCAATGTTTATTTCTTTGTCAGATTCAACAGAATCAAAAAATTGACGATGTGTTAGCCCGTCATGTATTTCTTCCAAGACAAACTTATAGTACGGATCATCAGTTGGTTTGTTTGGGTTGATAGGTTGCATCTGACTATCTGTTTTTACATTTAAAATAACATCTTCAATGCGAGTAAGAGGCGTTTCATAGTAATTGAGTAAAGGTACTTTATCGCCTTTCCAAAAGAAATAGAAAGTTCTATCTCTAACTTGAGGAATGCCATGAAGCAGAGATCTTGTTTTATAAATCGTCATGCTGTAACCATTATCGCGACCGATTTTATACATCTGTGCACGAATGTTGATACCAATTTTACCTATCAACTGTGGCGCGTTTTCACCCCATAGCACTTGAGGTTTAAGTTCAGAAAGAACATACTTTGTAGTTTCTATCAACCATTTGTTGTTTGGATTATCATCGCCATAACCTTGAGACAACATCGACAATCCTGCACAAGGACAAACTGATCCTACAACATCAACTTTCTTGTTTGGCTTTGCATCGTCATCTAGAACATAATATGGTATACTATTTTGAAAATAATTGACAATATGGGAATCATTCTTGCTGAATGCTTTATAAGACATAAGATACTCAGGAGGAGTACCAAATGCTTTCATAGAGCCTATTGTTTCGCCACCAATAAGCGGGACTATAGTTGCGTGTTTAAACATGCTTTTGTATCTTCACCATCAAGTCAGTGAACACATAAGACGAATCTTGGTGTTCTTTGTAAAAATTATATGCCATATGCCGATGTTCGTCTCTCATCACATCATCGGATGACAACTTATTTATCAACTGTAATGCATCCCCCATGTTGTTTTCAGACAACCAAATCGTACCACTATCTTTACATTCAGTTAAAGGTTTACCCTGTGCTCGATGAACACATGCATCTCCGTATTCTTTACGAAATACTGGAATAGTTCCAATTGCTGCTAGCTCACAATGTGTGTATTCAATTGAATGTTTGATATATTTTGGTGCCAGTATAGAAAGTTGATAACAGAAAGCTGTCTTTGAAGCCCTGCTCAACATCTTATCGTTTGCATACAAACTAAAGCACACAGCATAATCACCGTAGTGCTTAGATAAGTCTATCATATTTGGGTCGGTTGATCCTACGACGTAGTTTATAAACTTATCTGTGTGCTTTGCTTTAAAGTCTATGAAAGCTGGAGATCTTTCAATTCCTTCAAGTGTAGTCAAGTAACCATTAGGCATCAAGTACCTATTATGAAAATCCAACATCATGTTATAGCCTTTCCATGATGTTGTTCTTCCGATCCATTTATGTGACTTAGGGTCTTGATTCTCAATTGGTTGCCAATACTTTTCTCGCAATTCATCAAACATCATTCCCGGTTGAAAAGTATAGAATGGCTTTTTCTCTTCTTCAATGAAATTCATTAAAGAAGCAGCTGTTCCGGTAGAATGGTCTTCATTAACTACAGTAGCAAAATCACCAGTATCACTGTGTGCAAAAATAATTTTTGCTTTGTCAATAGATTCTTTTAAAGCTTCATTGCGCTTTATAGAGTGCATGATATGATCATGCTGTATAAGAACAAATGGCTTATTTACGCATTCTAAGATACGCTTGTAACCATTAACGCAATCATCACCGTGGCCTTTGCCACGATCGTTGCTCTTGGATGGGAGTGAGTTAAGAATGATTAAGTCAGCACGACTACATCTATCTATGATTTTATCGATCTCAGAAGTTGATGAGAACTTATATTCTTGTAAGTTCTTTACATCATGACACTTCTTTCTTGACCAAGTCTTGTCTTTAGATGCAACTACTGTGTAAGTGTAATTATTCTTTTCAAACCACTTGCATAGTTCTACAGTATGTTTTGTTACGCCGCATCCTTCGACACCGCGTGCTAATAATATTACAATGTCTTTAATCATAAATATAACTTCTACACTCTTCTAATATCAATGATTCAAATGCTTTGTCGTTTAATTGACGATTCCTCGGTGATGGGTGAGGCAGCTTAAAATGATCTATGTTTAACTTCTTCAAAGCTTTAGACGGGAAATCACCGAGAGCTAATACTTTATATTTTTTATTTATACTTTTCTCGAGCAAGTTATAATCAATCTTATTGCTTTTATATTCACCACGTACATCAATACAATTGATGAAAGAAAAATTCTTAATACCTAAATGATCCATCCATCTAAGTAGTGTAGAGAATGTTGAGTTCTTATACACTCTTACACGCGTATGTCGGTTTGATGGGTTTATCCCTACGACAATAACTCTAAATGCATCCTGAATCATACCAATGATATTCCAAATTAACTTCATCGAACATGCTTTTTGTAATCACAAAAGAGTCTAACCATTTTCCTTCAAACTCTTTTAACGAAATCTCTGGTGTATATATGATGATTTTTTTAACGCCAACTTGAATAACACCCTTAGCACACTCCGAACACACCGGTAAGCCATACACATAAAGAGTTGATTCGTTTAATGAAACTCCATTAAGAGAAGCATTGTATATGCAATTCATCTCAGCATGAACCATATACTTGTACTTTTCTTGTTTATCGGCTAAGCGTTTAGACGAATCGCGTATTCCACGAGGGAATCCATTATAGCCTTGCGACAAGATCTGTCCAGAATGGCCTACGGTTACAGCACCTACACATGTAGATGGGTCTTTAGACCATCTTGATATATGCTTAGCTAACTCACAGTATTTGTAATCCCAGTCAGGAATTATTCTTTGATCAGATGAAAGTGTCTCTCGTAGATGTGAAGAGATCCCACGTTCCATATTATATCTCCAAGTTCAATTCCAAGTTCATCACACATTTGAAGAGCAACATACTGTTGCCATGCAAAATCATTCTTATATCCATATACTACATCGTTTGATCTCATATTGACGAGTGCGTGTAGCTTGTCATCACGTATCAAGTACTGAACAGTATTCGTACACATGAAGTCATTCATACCAAGAAACTTGTAATCATAATGCATATGAGGTCTTGTATAGATCATGATAGCACGACGAGAATTTGGACGTTCTCTCAATTCATTTAGAACATTTTCATACTGATTACCATTCTCGCCACTATATATGCACCAACCATAATTTGAATTGATGTATCCATATTGGTCAGCTACGTCTTTCCATACTTTTGGCGCACCGCCTGGAATGTCGTTTACATTTAATGACTCAGATTTATACCATTCGAGCTCGCGCTGAATATAGTTGTTATCAACTGTGCCAAAGATATATGGTTCATCCGCAATGAACTGTGCAGCGATCAGCTCAATAGTCTTAACACCAGTTTTATCGATAACAAAATCTTGATTAACTAGAGCATCAACAAAATAATTACGTATATGATTAACTGTATCCATTAGCCACAACTCATTCTAGTCATCTTCCAGCAATCACAATCAGAACACATACGATTTGGATTCTTACTCTTACAATCGGCATAGTAAGGTTCATCTTCAATTGATTCATGAAATTCTTGCGTTAAAGTTGGTTCAATTCTACGATTGAAAATATCACGAAAAGTATTCTGGCCTTCCATCTTATACCTAAGCCAAGATACAGCAAATGAACAGTAATTAATTATATCTTTGTATGTATCTTCAAGTGATTCAAAATTAGGAGAATCATGTGCTGCTGCCTCAAGCAAGGACTGTGCACGATAGACCTTACCTTGAATAGTATCATGAATAGTATCGATGCCGCGTCTATAATGCATAGCTTGTTGAACGTTGGAGTTCGGGTTCTGGTAATCTTGAGACTTCTTCAGCTGAAGATCAATACATTCATTAAGAACTTTAACTGATTCTTTCATATTTCACCTATATTTTGATGGAGACAATTCACAAAGCTCTTTGCTAATGTCTTTATTATATACATTTTCATAATTATGTAAATCACTTTTTGTATACATTCTACATGTATCGCCATTGAAGTACTGTGTAAAATACTTTCTAGGCTTCAATGATTCCCATAGCACAATGGGATCTGTTTCTGTTGAAGGTATCTCCACAAAAAATAAACGATCTACTTCATCACACTTCTTCCATTGCGAAGAACCTAGAGCAAAAGCATTATATTTTTTAATAGAAACCAAAGTTTTTACTTCAACGGTGATTTGATCGTTGATCATCATGTCTTTTACTGAATCAAATCTACTCTCACTTAGATTTACTACGTCTCCTGTTTTGCTTAGAACTTCTTGAACAAGCTCTTCACCGAGACGTCCTATCCTTAGGATCTTTTGTGCTCTATTCATTAGAATAGCTTTTCAAACTTACCGACGTTGTTTTTATGAGAAGGTGCTCGCCAACCCTTAGGCTTAATAAGATCTGGTAGACCTAGCGGATTAGGACGAGATTCTTTGACGCCAACTTCTTTCTTCATATTAGCGTTGTGAACACGATTCCATGCTTTATTTGCGTCTACGCCAAATGAATCTAACGTACCAATCGCAACCACACAGAGATCGACCAATGCATCCACCACGTCTTCAGCAGTCTTAGCAGTTTTAAGTTCATTCATTTCTTCCTCAAGAAACTTGATACGAAATCGTGCAAATTCTATAAGCTTCTCATTATCAAACTCGTTTACTTTTTCATTGACACCGTACTTCTCATGCATCTGTGCAATGTCTTTCACCCAGTTCTTACTCATATAACACCTCTACAATGTGGACATAACGATACGTTATCACCTTTGATTTGTTTAATTAAGCGTTTAAGGTCTTTTGCTTCCATGACTAATTCTTGTAAAGCTTTCTTTGATCTATCTTTTTTTGGCTTATGTATTTCATCTTTTATTTTATTTTTCAAACGTTCTAGTTTGTGTTCGAACACACTTAAAAAGTTTGGAATCGGTTTACTCATGATATTATAACATGTTTATTGTTAAAAGTAAACAGGCCCCGAAGGGCCTGTTTTAAACAAAGTTAGAAGCTAACTTTCAATTGAGTTGCAAGCATCGTGTAGTTCGTATTCCAATCATCATCCAATCTAGTTTCTACATATGGACCGACTGAAATATTCTCATCAATCTTATAGTCAATACCTACCTGATAACGACTCTGTTCGAATGAAGTCTCTGAGACATTGTTATAGAAGTCAACGCTTGCCCAGGAAGTAAACTTATCATCCAACTTGTAATATGTCCAAGCACCGGCACGGAACCGGACGTAGTCATCTCTGGCGTCAACAACATCATCCTCAACGTCAAACTTTCTATACTCGATACGGGGACGAACACGGAAAGACCAACGATCAGTCACCTGCCATGATAGACCTACATATTCAAGCCAAGGACGATATTCCCAAACTTTCTTATCTAAGCCATCAACGGTCACCCCGTTAACTGCGTACCCAGGATCGCCGTTGATTCCACTGTTCTCGCCTAATTCATCTTCTGCATACCTGAATCCAGCAACTAGGCCATTGCCGAAAGCATACTTTATTTCATGGTGGTCATAGTCTTCACTAAAGTAAGTGCGCAAAGTATAAGCTAGTGGTCCATGTTCAAGAGTTATATTGTTTTCTACAAACTCAAAATCTTCAGACGCATGGGTTGTTAGTGCAAAAACACATAGTGCTGCAAAAATAATCTTCTTCATTTATTTCTCCTTTTTATTTAAAATTCTTTATCATATGGATATTCAATCACGTTGCTTCCTTCATTTCCATGCATCATTATCAACGCTTGTATATTATCATATACAAATGTATAATCTGCTCTTAAAAATGAAATAAAGCACCTGCCATCAGACAAAACTAATCCTTCTGCAAATGGTTCTCCTTCTTCATTTTTTAAAACGTATGGTTTCATACCGCCTCCATCTTAGGTGCTGCTTTTAATCTTCTTTGTATCTTTAGCTGAGATCTTTTTCCTCTTTGTACGTATACTGGATTTGCTCTAGTTAGATAGTTTATTCCTTCTAAATGATCGTATTCATGTAGAAAACAACGAGCTGTCATTCCTATAAATCTTTCAGTATGTACTTCACCAAAAGCATCAGCGTATCTAACACGAATGATGCTTGGTCTTTTTATCTTTACAAACAAGAATGGATACGACAGACAACCTTCTTGAAGAGATACGACTTCATCAGATTCGGCAAGAAGCTTGGGATTGAAGCAAACTTTTGTTGGCTCAGACCGCATGACGAATACTCTATAAGGAAGACCGCATTGGTTTGCAGATAATCCTAATCCACTGTGATTATTCATCGTCACAATCAGGCGATTAGCTAAAACGACTGGATCTATTCCGGGGTTACTAAAATCAAATGGTTGAATTTTAGTATGGAGTAGCGGATGATTACTTTCAACCAACGTGTAAGGTTCAAATATTATTTCATCAGTCATATTATACAGTTTCCTTTAACACTAAGAACTTCATATGTATATCGCCGTTATTTATTATTCTGTGCGAAGACTTTTCAGGAACTAAGACAATGTCATTACTGTTTACATATATTATATCTTTTTCTAATTCAAATACACCCCTTCCGCTTATAAAAAGATAAACCGTATCTACGTCTGGGTAATTGAAACGTTTAGTAGATTTATTTCTGTATAAAAGAAATGAATTGATCCAGATATTTCCAAGCTGTTTATTTTCACGGATGATACCGAACTCATCATCTTTGATGATGTCTCCACCAATATCAAATAAGTTATACTTCATTATCATGCTGCAATCTTACTGAAGTTCTTTTTCTTTTCAAATTTAATTACGGAATGAAACTTATCGTACAATGAATCACCTTTATGAGAGATGACGAATACGTTCGTATCATTCGAAAATGTTTGGAGTATTTTTAAGAATTCTTCTGTGCCTGAATTATCTAAGGATGAATCGAATATCTCATCCATGATAAGAAGGTTAGTACTAGCACTGTTGCGTAGTTTAGCAATAGCTCTCCATGTAAAGAGTAAAGCCAAATCAATCCTGAGTTTTTCACCTTCTGAAAAAGATTCATAGCTAAATTCATCCCTATATCTTGATTTTATCTTTTCTTCAAAGCTCTCATTCAATTCGAAGTTCACAAAAAAATCCATACTCGCTAGATATTTATTTATCAACTTATTCATGATAGGTATGTACTGCTTTATTATCTTTGTTTTAATACCATTATCTTTTAAGATAGATGCAGCAATCTCCTGCAAACTCTTTTTTTCTGCAATTTCATTCTTTTGTTGTATTTTTGCACTTATCTCGTTACTAAGTTCTTCTAAAACGCTTGCATCTTCTTCAATCTTCTTAGATTGATTTTTAATTTGAATAATATTGGTTTCTAGTGATTGTATGGTAGCTTTGCATATATTCATCTTCTGATATATGTCTAATACTTGTCTTGAAATTTTATTGATTTTGTCTTGTGTTTGATTTATTTCTGCTTCTCGCGTTAAGGCAGACTTTCTTTCTTCTTCAAGTTTTAACAAAGCTTCATCTATCTCGACGACTTGAACATTCTTTTCATCTATCTTATGAGTCTTAAATTCATCTTGTAAGTTTTGTTTACAAGTTGGACAATTATCATTGTCATGATAAAAAGATATGTCTTTTGCTATCTTTATTTTTTTATCAGTTAAGTTATCATACAGTTGTTGTATTTTTCTAAGACGAGAAAAGTTTTTATCTTTATCCGTAATAGTTTCATTCAGTACGTTGATCTCATCAGCAAGAGTTTGGTGTTCGGTTGAAAGCTTTGAATAAGTATCTTGCTCGATCACGATCTTTTCGTTATAAGAACCAATCAATTCTTCATTATTATTTTTGAGATTCTGGATGTTTAGCTTATGCATATCCATCTTTTGTTCAGATAAGGCGATCTGCATATCCATTAGCGCTAGATCTTCTTTCGTCTGCTGCATCTTTCCCTTGAGCAAAATATTCATCGTTGAAAAGATCTGTATGTCAAGAAGATCTTCGATGACTTCTCTTCTGTGAGCAGCAGGAAGTTGCATAAACGGAGTGAACGAAGCTGATCCTAATATAACGATTTGTGAAAAAGACTTGTGATTGAGCTTGAGGATGTGTTTTTCAAGAGTTTCTTGATACTCTTTCATCTCAGCGTTTTGGTTTACTAGTGTGCCGTTTTGATAGATCTCAAATACAGTCGGCTTCATTCCACGAATGATCTTATATTGTTTTCCGGAACTCTCAAACACAACTTCAACCATCATGTTTTTGTTGTTGATGGTGTTCATTAGCTGAGGTTTATTGATTTTTCTAAATGGCTTGCCATACAACGCAAATGACAAAGCATCAAGCATTGTTGATTTGCCCGATCCGTTTTCACCTACTATCAACGTTGTGTTATTTCTACACAGATCTATATGTGTAAAATTATTACCGGTACTTAAGAAGTTTTTCCAACTTATTTTTTTAAAGTAAATCATTTTTATTAAATTATTAAGAAGTTAGTGCGCTATTGAAAGCTATACTTAGTCTTTCGGGGCTGTTTGCATCTAAAGTAGGTTCAATATAATGTTCTAAAAAAGAAGGAAAAATGATCAGATCACCAGTTTGTGGTGTAAACGTTAAGGCTGGTCTTGTTAAAGTAAGTGAAGATTGGGTTTGACTTAGAAGTTTTTCATCATCTTCATTAATGAATAAAGACCAAAAATAAGTTTGTAATTGTGACACATTAGTTATCATAAAATTGCAACAACCACTTGGCGCCAATGGATAATATACTGCGCTCAATAAACTTCTTTCATGAATATGTGGATCACTAAAACTTTGTCCTTTTTGGTAATTAAACCAAAATTCAGATACTTTTAAATAATTGTTTTTAAATACTCCTATTGATTCTCCAATCGTATTTAACACAAAATCAACTTCTTTTAACAATGAATCTACTATTCTACTATTACACACTAGATTAGATGCAGTAGAATAATACGGCTTATTGTTTTTAATTTTTAATGAAAAATGATCTTCTACGGATCCTGGACCACTCCACTTATCATTTAACTTCAATGATAAAGAAGAAACTATTTGTTTCAGATAGTCTAAAAATTTATCATTATCAAGAGTTAATTGTGTTTTCCAAAATGGAACGGCAAATAAACTTTCACAT